TGATACGCAACAACACATTAGGGAATCCGCCACGGAAATACCATGTCTCATGTTTGCGTCTTACCTCCTACTTAGCTGCAAGAGTGGTGTAGGTAAGACTAAGGTGGAGGCACGAAAACCGCCTACTGGGCTAAAGCTCGGGGCAAGAAAACAGAAGGCATATTCTGCGAGTGCTTACACGCTATTGCATTTGGAAGAAATTGAGACGGTTACATCCGAGGGCGGTATCAGTCGGCGTTCCGATATTTCCGCGCATTATGTGCGGGGGCATTTCAAACAACGCTCAAGCGGTATCTACTGGTGGAATTCCTTTGTGCGGGGTAATGGGGTTCCCCGCAAGCGCAACGCGTATCTGGTAGAGGGGTGATAAAATACGGGCACCCAAATCAACCAAAGAAACTCATGGCACTTGCTCATTCCTACTCGTCAATCAAAGATTTCGAGGGCTGCCCCCGCAGGTACCATGAAGTTCGTATCCTTAAAAAATTCAAATCGAAAGACACCGAGGCAACACTATATGGTACTGCTGTACACAAAGCCTTTGAAGAACACATCCGTGATAAGAAACCACTACCAGAAAGTTTTGCAAACTACAAGCCATTTGTGGAGCCTCTCGCCAACGCAGAAGGTGACATCCGATGCGAAGAAAGAATGGCCATCAAGGCAGACTTCTCCCCTTGCGAGTTCTTCGACAAAGCTGTATGGTTCAGGGGTATTCCGGATTACCTCGCAATCAACCATGAGAAGGGCATTGCAAGGGTAGCTGACTACAAGACAGGGAAGTCCAGCCGGTACGCAGATACGGCGCAGCTTGAGCTTATGGCTGCTATGGTGATGCTGCACCACCCCGAGGTGAACACCGTCAAGGGCGTCCTTTTGTTTGTAGTTATCAACGACGTTATTAAGGCCGAGTTCGCTCGTGCCGACTTACCAACAATCCTATCGAAATGGGCGGGTAGGGCTGATGCGATTGAGAAAGCGGTAACTTTTGGGGTATGGAACCCACGTAGCTCCGCACTGTGTAAATTCTGCCCAGTATCTTCATGCGAGAACCATCGTGGCAACTAAACGTAACTACCGTGCCGAGTACGATAAGTACCAAGGCAAACCCGAACAGATTAAGAACCGTGCCGCCCGTAACAAGGCGCGTAGCGACTACGAGAAAGCCAATGGCGATCTCCCCACTACCACGGACGTAGACCATATCAAGCCCATGAGTAAGGGTGGCAAGTCAGCCCTAGGGAACTTGCGAGCGGCTTCACAGTCTACAAATACCAGCTTTTCCCGTACCAAAACAGGTGCGCTGAAGTCCCAAACATCCAAGCGCGAAGCTAAAAAATAAGGTAAGATTTCCCCGCCGAGCAATCGGTGTTCATTGTTTCTCCTTGATTTGCCGGGTAGTTTAGCTACCCGGCTTTTTTCCATTTTCTAAAGTTCTAATATGCAAATAATTGACAACAAAGCACTGCTTTTTAATACGAGAAAGGCAGCACAGATCACCGCGCTAATCCCCAAAAGTAAGGTGATCGAGACCCAAGGGGATGTGGATAGAGTGCTGGTTAACTGGGGGTTTGACGAAGCGCAACTCCTACGCAACCTAGGTATCAAAGACGTACCTAGCCCCATCTTGGGACGTTACGACTGGCCGGGTATGTTCACCCCATTCGACCACCAGCGCACCACTGCAGACTTCCTAACCGTATACCCACGGTGCTTCGTATTTAACGAGGCTGGCACAGGCAAGACAAGTGCTGCAGCATGGGCAGCGGACTACCTCATGCGCTTGGGTAAAGTCAAACGGGTACTAGTGGTGTGCCCTGTGTCCATCATGGAGACAGCGTGGCGGTCGGACTTGTTCAAGACGGTGATGCACCGCACGGTAGCCATCGCTCAAGGCACACGCACCCAACGCCAAGCCATCATCGCCAAGGGCTACGAGTTCATCATCATTAACTTCGACGGCGTGAAGGTCGTTAACAAAGAACTTTTAGAGGGCGGGTTTGACCTCATCATTGTGGACGAAGCCAACGCAGTTAAGTCGGTGCAGACTGACAGGTGGAAAGCCCTTGCTTCGTTAATCAAACCATCGACTCGCTTGTGGATGATGACGGGCACACCTGCTTCGCAGTCACCACTGGATGCCTACGGCTTAGCCAAGCTCGTCAGCCCTGACACCGTACCTAGGTTTTTCGGCGCGTGGCGCGACAAAGTGATGCTCAAGATTTCCCAATACAAGTGGGCACCACGCAGGGAGTCACAGCAGGTAGTACATCAAGTTCTGCAGCCAGCGATACGCTTCACCAAAGCCGAGTGCCTAGACCTGCCTGACCTGTTGTACTCCACCCGTGAGGTACCGCTTACTCCGCAGCAGATGAAGTACTACGAAGCACTACGCAAGCAGATGATGACCATCGCAGCAGGAGCAGAGATCACCGCAGTTAACGCAGCCGCCATGCTCAACAAACTCCTGCAGGTATCCCAAGGTGCGGTGTATACGGATGATGGGGATGTGGTGGAGTTCGACGTAAGTAATCGTGTAGCAGAACTCATGAACGTCATCGACGAGACGGACAACAAGGTGTTGATCTTCGTACCATACCGGCACACGCTGAGCATGCTGCGAGAGGAGCTAGTTAAGGCAGGGCACACAGTCGAGGCCATCCAAGGTGGCGTACCCCCATCACAACGTGCGGAGATCATCAAGCGCTTTCAGACTGAGGACAACCCTAGGATTCTGTTGCTAAGTCCACAGGCTACGGCACACGGGATTACCCTTACTCGAGCCGATCAAGTTGTATGGTGGGGTCCAGTATCCTCCACTGAAATCTACCTACAAGCTAACTCCCGTGCCCACCGAGCGGGGCAGGTAAATCACGTTACGGTTACGCACCTACAAGGTAGTCCCGTGGAGCGCCGCATGTACACAATGCTGCAGAGCAACATCGATTTACATTTAAGTTTGGTGGATTTATACAAACAAGTGCTTGACGAATAGATTTGACAGTGTATAATTTCAATCGTTGACATCAACAACAAAAGGAAAACACAATGGACGCTGACAAACTCGTGGCAGTGTATATCAAGATACGCGATGCCAAAGAAATCAAAACAAAGCAGATGGAAGAAGAAATAAAAGTGTTGGAAGACCAACTCGATGCAGTAGCACAAGAGCTACTTAACATCTGCAAGACTACAGGCCAAGATGGCGGCAAGACCGCACATGGCTCATTCACACGGTCTGTAAAGACCCGATACTGGACTTCCGATTGGGACAGTATGTACAAGTTCATCCGTGAGCATGATGCACCTGAACTTCTTGAACGTCGAATTGCGCAGGGTAACTTCTCGCAGTTCCTCAAAGAGAAGCCAGACCTCATGCCCGCTGGTGTCAATGTCGAGTCGAAATACTCGATTCTCGTTCGTCGTTCTTCTAAATAACTTCAAAGGTATATATGAGCAATTTAACTCTTTTCACTTCGGGCGAAGCCCTCCCTGACTTTCTGCGCGATGCGACAGACCCGTCCCTCAAGGACATTGCCGGTAACTCAGGCGGCAAGCAAATCTCCATCAAAGGTGGCGTGTGGCGCATGATGGTCGGTGGTGAGGAAGTCGCTAAAAACGAAGACCGCTCCATGAACTTCGTCATCATCTCTGCAAGCAAAGGCGTATCCCGTACGTTCTACGCTGGTAAGTATGAAGAAGGCGCAGTCGTCAAGCCATCGTGCTGGTCGGCTGAAGGTTTGGTTCCTAACACCGAAGTGGCAAACCCACAAAGCTCTAGCTGCGCTACATGCAAGCAGAACATCGAAGGCTCCGGTGACGGCAAGTCTCGTGCATGCCGCTATAGCAAACGCTTGGCTGTGGTTCTCGACAACGATATCGGTGGCAACATCTACCGTTTACAGATTCCAGCTAAGTCTTACTTTGGTAACGCAGTGGGCGACAAGATGCCGCTACAAGCCTACGGTAAGTTCTTATTGGGTCATGGTATTAAGACCCTCTCCGGCCTCGTAACCGAAGCGCGTTTTGATACAAGCGAAGCCGTCCCCGTGTTGAAGTTCCGTGCAGTGCGCCCATTGACTCAAGGTGAGTGGGAATTAGCCAAGGCACAGAGCGAGACTGAGGATGCCAAGCAAGCAGTTGACTTCAAGATGACTGGCGGTAAGGATTCATCGGCTACGTTGGCATTGCCATCTGCCTTTGTGGAAACCCCTGCGTTTGCGGAGTCAACCAAGGCATCCCCTGCTGCGGATGTAGCACCTGTGGCAGAGCCCGTTAAACGGCCTAAAGCTGCAGCACCTGCGGAACCTGTCGCGACTAAAAACGTGGCCGATATCCTCAGTGATTGGTCGGTAGACGAGTAATGGTTCAAGCTGCTCGGGGTCATAGCACCCAGTTCATTCGCAGGGTAAACCGCAGTGACGTACCTCATGTGGTACGCATGCTTGCCATGGCGTGTATCTCTAGCGAGGCTTCCATAGCGGAAGTTGCGGGGATGTTCGACGTGTCACGCGCTACGGTTTACAACTGGCTGAATGGAGTGTCGGTGCCTCGTGCCGCGCAGCTTGACATCATGCCCAAGATTACCTCACGCCTTAACAAGCGAAAGTAATCCCGCCCGGTGGGACGGTGGGGAGACCTACCGTCCTTTTCTTTTAGCTACACCGTGAAGCTATATGACTGATTTTTTATCATCCGTACTGCCGACAACAGGCACGTACTGCACGGTGGGTATTCGGGGCGGCGTCGTTCGACAGAATTTTCATTCCACCCTTGATGACCTTGAGGCTGCCAGTTCAGCCTATCCAACCAAAGGGGTTGATGCTTATTATGCTCTTGCGTCCTTCCATGATGCCTCAAGCCGTAAGGCGGAAAACGCAGCGTTTCTGCGTTCATTTTTCTTAGATTTAGACTGCGGCACTGGTAAGCCCTACTCAGACCAAGCCGCCGCTGCGCAAGCCCTTAAAGCCTTCGTACAGGTCACCAAGCTGCCCGTCCCATACATCGTTAACTCCGGTGGTGGGCTGCATGTGTACTGGCCTATGACTGAGGATGTCCCCGCTGATGTGTGGGCAATACATGCCAAATCTTTGAAGCGTTTGTGCGTACTGCACAACCTTCACGCTGACCCTGCGGTGACTGCGGATACTGTACGCATCTTGCGGGTACCCGGCACTACCAATTTTAAGAACGGCGTGTCTCGTCCGGTGTCAATAATGGTAGCTGGAGTACCTACTTCGCTAGAAGGGTTTATCGCCTTACTACCGGAAGCGCCCGTGGACTTGTCCGCTGCTAAGATGTTTGGGGCAGATGCGGCGATGTTGGAGCTTACTGGGGATTACCCTAAGTGTGAGTTCCGGCGTATCGTTATCCGCAGTATGAACGGCAACGGCTGCGCACAGATTAAGCATGCGCTTGAGAACGCCGCTACCCTAGAAGAGCCGCTGTGGCGTGGGGCTTTGTCGATTGCAACGCGTTGCGAAGATGGCGCTAAGGCCATCCATAAGTTGTCGGAGAAACACCCCGGCTACGATGCGGTGGCTACTGAGGCTAAGGCTGCGGACACCAAAGGCCCGTACACATGCGAGTGGTACCGTGACAATAACGGCGATGTCTGCAAGGGCTGCACACAGAAGGTATCTTCCCCACTCATTCTAGGGCGCATCGTCTTAGAGGCGGAGGTCGTCAACGACCAGTACATCATCGAGAAGCCCGAGGACGATGAGTCTCCCGCCGTCCTACTTAGTGTCCCTGCCTACCCCTACCCATACTTCCGTGGCATTCATGGCGGCGTATTTAGGAAAGAGGAGAAGGCAGATGGTGAGGTAGTAGAGGTTGAAATCTATAAAGACGACCTGTATCTGACAGAACGATTCTTCGACGGTGACGAGCAAAACGGCGGGGATGGAGAAATGGTAGGTATCAACCTACACATGAAGCGAGACGGTGTGCGGAGGTTCTATGCCCCTGTCACAACTATTTTTACTAAGGATAAGCTACGGGACGTACTCGTGAAGAACGGGGTCGTTGCCTACGGCAAACATGTGGATGTACTCATGGCATATTTTGCATCAACCCTTCGCAA